AGAGCAAATCGAAATCATTGCGGATTGTTGCGTTGACAAATCGTCAAGGCTCATCCCCCACTCCAAAACGCGTATATACATGATCGTCATCACCAGCATCATAAGACGCGGCATAATCTTCCAAGCAAGTACCTTTTCCATGTCAAACCTCTATGTTTAACTTCGTCCCCTGCGGACGATCCGCATTAGTCTTGCGCCCAAACCTATCATAACTTTCCTGTAAGTCCAATCGTTGCTTTACAAGAGCCTCTAAATGGCTGTGGTTGGCCCTGTGCTCTTTCTCTACACGTTGCTCTACCAAATGCGTTTCTATGCGCTCACGCGCCCTTGTTTGGGCGTGTATATCGCTGCCTACGTTAAACGGCGAGTTGCCTGTTCCAGATACACCGTCAGCCATTAGCCAGTTTATCCACGCCCCAGATCATTGCCGCGGTTCCCCCCAAGAAAAGTGTAACTCCTATCGCTAATGAAATACCCCAAAACAATCTATCCCTAGCCGCGGCTTGGGCTTCCAAGGCTTGTTTCTGGCGTTTTCTTGCTTCTGCCTGCTCACGCACAACCAAGTCCCACATGCCTGGGGGACCATATAAACGGCAATGGCTGCGAAGCGTCTCCATAGCTTCTTTGTGCGCCATCTTAGCTTGCGCTATAGCAAAGCCTTCCTCTTCACTAGAAGTAAGTCTTCCGAGTGGCCCCTTGTGCTTGCCCGATTCTGCAACAGCGATGTCGGCTTCTAATTTTGCCAACTTCCCAAAATGCGGCAGAATAGAGTTCATATCCTTGCCCGCTTGAATAGCGCTACTTATACCGCCAGCTATCTTAGTGACAGCCCCAGCCAATGCTAAAACTTCTATCATGTGACTTTACCCACTCTGGCTACAGAAGGACACCGATAGTCATACGGTATCCGCACAATGTACGGGTAATGATAGTAAAAATGAGATAGTTCCCTTGGACAACGGTAAACACACGCCTTGTGCATGTCTCCGCCCGACATCCCCACCAACACTGCGGTGAGAGCGCACAGCACTAGAACTCTCCGACAAACCTCTGTGGTCGGGCTATCGGACTGAACCGCTTGTTAACCATACCGCCAGAAGAATATTTACTTTTACCCGCTTTGCTCAACGCAATAGCAACCGCTTGATCTTGCGGTTTTCCAGCAGCCATTTCTGTCTTGATGTTCTGGCTGATAACACCCTGTGATTTACCCTCCTTGAGAGGCATTTCTTTGCTCCACAGCTTGACGTTGCACATCTATGCGCTCGCGGTTCACATCAGTCCGATCATCCGCAATCTGCTCCTGCAACTCTAATCGAGCCGCGTCCGTTACCGCCCGCTGCTCAACCTTCATTCCTTCCAGTTCCAATTTGGCTTGATCAATCGCCGCCTTGTGATTGGCTTCCATCTCCTTGATCGAAAGCTCCTTCATGCGAATATCCACCAAAGGATCTTCGTTGCCTTCATCCGCGCCCTTGTACGTCATCAACGGCGTTATTTCCTTGATCAACTCAGCCTCAACTTGGGCAACTCGTGCCTCAACCTGATCCGGTTCAAACTGCGTCTGCAACTGGGCCGGAGCCTGTTGTTGTGCCTGCATCATCATTTGCTGCGCCGACGCAGGATCTAGTGCCCCCGTCTGAACTAACAACTGAATCTGTTGCATCTGCTCTTGCTGAGATTGCTGGTTCATACCCTGCTCCTCGTTCAGAGCCGCTATCTCCGCATCAACCATCTCACGAGCCTTCATACTCACATGCTGCAAGATATGCGCAAACAACGATGCCAACACAGGCGGAGCGTTCTGTAAAACAGATAACTCAAGCAAAGCCAAATGTGACTGAATATGCGCGTCATGATCCTGTTGCGGAAACGGCTGTGGTTTCTGACCATTGATTATCAACCCGTTCTCTACCGCCGGATCCGCTGGCTGCGGAGGAGGTGGAGGTGGAGGCAGAATCTCGTCTATGTTCTGCACCTCTAACGCTTGATACATTCTGCGATACGCCGCATGCAGATTGTGCATCTGCGGATTGGATTGCGCCAACTGAAGTTGGGTCTGAGCCAGCGTAACCCGTTGCGACATTGAGAATATATTCGGATCTGAGACTGGGAGGACATCTATCCGAGCGTCAAAGTCTTGCGCCTTAACCTGAGAAGGTGCACCCGCCACCTCGTAGGGGTACTCCGGAGGCAGGTTTTCCGCGAAGATACGCGCCAGCAGTCTAAATTCTGCCTTCTGCGCGTAGTGCAGCCGTTTGTGAATGGCCGACATAACCTTCATTCCACGCTCCAACATGGCAACCGTAGTTCCCACAGGCGTTTCCTGATTCATGTCCGACATCTGTTGATCAGCTAACGCAACAAACCTACGTCCGTCGCTGACCAATCCACCAAGAAGTTGAGCCAACGTAGCTGACGGCTCCTTGTAGGGCAGAGGCACAATAGCGTCTCTGATGCTCCCACCTGGGGCGTCAATGTCCCTAAACTCTCCGGGCTGTAACGGCTCATCATCGTTGCGTACACGCACTCCACGGGCCTTAAATCCAGCGGGAAGGTTGGCTAACGTACCAGCGTCGATCAACTGACGTAGCAAACTCGTAGCTGCGCGGCCTAAACCACCAATCATATGCACCAAACCAAAGCCGTAAAAGCCCAGACCCGGAGTAAATTTGTAGTGAACAAAGTATTGGCGCTTGCGCTTAACTAAGTCTTCCATCGCATAGTTGCGGCGGATCGCCAAGATTTCTCCAGACGTATCGTCTATCGTAACAATATACGGAAGCTTAATACCAGTAGGCTCACCAGTCATAGGATCCGTATCTTCGAACCCCTCGATGTCCAGATCAGCATGCATTTCCAGAATTGTCAGAACATCATCGCTGTAGTTCTTAGACAAACCCTCAAGCTCGTTGACCTTCTGACGAACAGAATCTTCCTCCATGTCCGAAGAACCCTGCAAGTCCACATCACGGTACATCCCCGCAACCTGCATCTTGCGAACATCGTTCTCGTCCATGCGTAAAACATGCGTCACACGAGTCGCCGTCATCAAATCAGACGCCGAATACGGTACGACCAAATCCTGCGCCGGAATAAACTTAGACACCGCCCGCTGTCTGGTCGGATCAAAGTAAACCTTCTTAAAGGTAGAACCACTCAACGGGAGATAATACAGCAGCTGATCCATATCCGGATCGTATTCTTCCATCACCTCAGTAATCTGGTAGTTCATAAAATCTTTAACACGCGTAGCCTGCTGCTCACGCTCGGGAGTCTTGGCTCCAAGCACACCTGTGCGAACCGGACCACCAGAAGGCAGTAACTCTTTATACGCCTGAGCCTGAAACTGAGTAACACTCTCGGCAACCATCGGATGCGTAATGCCACTCGCGCCCTCAAACGGAGTCGTCCGCTCCTCACTCTTCAAACCAAGTAGGTCAAGACCCTTGACATAAGTGTCTTCCCACTCAGATCTGGAATCCAAATCCTCTTCGTACAAAGCCCTCAAGTCACTCGACAACTCGCCCAGTGTCCCATCATCCAAGAACTCCGCAAGGTTCGCGTCAAACGGAATCAACTCCTCCTGAGTGGGCAACTGCCCTGCCTCAGACAACGCTCGAATAATCGCGCCGCCCTGACCGTCGTCAATAACCTCTGCACCCCCAGGGAACTGCATCGGCTCATCTACAGGAATCTCTACGTCTGGAAGTCCCGCTGTGTCATCGAGGTCAAGCCCCGGTGCGACCATGTTAGGTGGTAAAGCCATTAATAATACTCCCTCTTACGGGGCCTCCATTCTAAGCTGCCCTCGTCCTCACCATGCAGCGAAATAAATCCGCCTTGACGAAAACGCATCAGTGCTAGGGTCATACTATCACAAAAGTCATCATGATCGCCATTAGGAAATGAAACTACTTCCTCAACGACCTCGTCAGCAAACTTTTCGTGCATAGGGGCCCACACCATTTCTGCTTCAAACAGAGGCGCAACCATGTGCATTCTCGTTACCTTATCACTACCTTTGCCCGGTGAGAAGCCCAAGGCTGGAATACCACGAAGCCGCAACTCGTCAATAAGTGGCGTTCCCGTCGCTTTCGCTTCGACCAACACCATATCCGGCTCCCAATATTCGTGCTCCTCATAGGCAATCTCCTTTAGTTCAGGAAAGTTCCAACGACCCCTGCGGGCGTCCATAAGTATGATATGATCAGGACCACCATCCTCGGGCTTGAATACCCCCCAAGTCGTGATCGCACTGTAATCCGCTGTTTCCTTCTTAGAGAACGCCGTGTCATAAGCCTGCAAAACATAATCCAAACGAGGGATCTTCTCCTTGTCCCAGTCCTGCCACCACTCTCTCTTGATAATCGCACTCTCAGATGCAGTAGGCTGCTGCTGCCACTGCGCGTTCCATTTGCCCACAGGCAAAGACGCCTTGATCGACAACAACGTATCTTTGTCCCAGAACTCCGGCCATAACGGCTTATCGCTGGGCATAATCGCAGGAAACTCCACGACCTCCCACTGATCCGCCATCTTATCGCCAGTCTGAGCCTGCAATAAACGACCAGTAAGATCCTTCTTACCCCAGCGAGTCATAACCAGAATAATAGAACCACCCGGCTGCAAACGCTGCCGTGGACCAGAAGTGTACCACTCATACGCGTTGTCGAACGCGCTCTCGCTTAACGCATCTTGCTCCGAATGCGGGTCATCAATGATGAGTAAATCCGCACCACGACCCGTAATGGCCGCTCCAACACCCGCCGCAAAGTATTCAGCACCCTTGTCAGTGCCCCACTTACCCGCGCCCTTGTTATCTTCCTTGAGGTTAGTCTCTGGAAAAACCTCTTTGTACGCTGGATCATCAATCAAATCCCTTACTTTTCTACCAAACCGTACCGCCAACTCAGTATTGTGCGTGGCCTGAATGATTTTTAATTTCGGGTTTCTACCTAGAAACCAAGCAGGCATCAAGTAGCTTGCAAACTCCGACTTAGAATGCCGAGGAGGCATGTTAATAATTAAGCGCTTGAGTTCCCCTCGTGCAACACGTTCAAGTTTTTCCGCAATAATCCGGTGATGCCGACCCTCAATGAAGTTTTCATACACATGATGCGCAAACGGCATGAACCGTTCGGAAGCTTCCTCCCGTAAATCCAGCGTCTTTTTGGCTTCCGTTAACGCCAGTATCTCTTTTAACGCGTCTTCCGGTAAAGCCTGTAGATTCATCGACGTACCTGCATAATCCCCGTATTAGCTCCAGCCAAGCCAGACCGCTGCTGTTGCTGCTGTGGGCCGCGCATCATCTGATTCATCTGCGTTAACTGCTGCTGAATCGGATTAGGTGCCATGGGTTGTAACGGAGTTGGTATAAAATTTCCTATAGGTTGTGTGTACCCAGGGTTTCCGCCCGGCGTCACGTTCATCGGATCAGGTAACTCATACGTCGGAGCCGAAGGAGAATCAGGAAGTAACCCTGTGTCAGGATCAATCACACACATCATCTGATCTTCGTCATACACATACCCATCAGGACATGGATCCGCGGGCCCCGCATCCTGAATCGGGGCCGGAGAATCATCATCGCCACTACCCATACCAGCCATAATCGACTCGCGCTTC